CAGACCCACCTGGAGCAGACCCACCGTCCATCGTTTGGCCTCCGTATCCACGACCACCACCAGTCGCTTCGATAACGCCTTGAATTCCTGAATTAGATCCTGAAGCGTTAGGTTGCCCTCCGGGTCCTCCGCCACCGACCGTCACTGTGTAAGGTGTACCGCCGTCTACTGTAATTTCACTTTGAGAAGATAAAGGTGTTGAACCAAAAGATAAACGGAACCCGCCAGCTCCACCGCCTCCGGCCAAATCTTTTCCGCCGGATCCCCCACCAGCTACAATCATGTAGTGTAGGTCAAATGTTTTTGCACCTTGTCTTTGTCCAAATCCGCTTGCTGATGCGGCACCTCTTGAAGCTATAATTGGCATCTTTCTTCTCCTCCTAATCTTACGCGAACTGCGTTTGAGAAGCGAACGCTGTAAAAGCGGCGTCGCCAGTTTTAATCACAGTGTACGTATATATGTCGACAGAGTTAGCATTACCAGCTGAAGGTGCAGCTCCACCTTGGTACTCTGGTGTTACGCTTGATCCATCGATTTGAAAAGCTGATTGATAGTATGGTGTGCCTGTGTTTGTCGCTAAGAAAGCAACAGTAAGAGACTCACCTGTATCCATAATATTGTTTAATGTAGTTGAACCATCACCTCTAAGGTTAATTGTAAAGTTACCTGTAGCTGCAGATGTGTAGTATAAAACTGCTTGAGTTTTAACATCATAGTTAATTGTTCCAGTTGCTGCTGTTGCAGATACTGTAGCTTTTTCAGTTAAGTTCTGAATAGCACCGCCACCATTAAATGTAACTCTACCTGTTCCTTTTGGAGTAAAGTTTAAATCAACGTTAGTGTCACCACCAGTTGCAGATATATCAGGTGCGTTACCTGTTGCTGCGTTTGTTACATCGATTTGGTTTACTGCTGATGCTGTTGTTTGAAAAATAATTTGTTCATTTCCACTTTCGTCTCCGATGAAATGTGCATCGTCAATTAAAATGTTTTGTGAATTAGTGTCTAAGTTACCACCTAATTGAGGTGAAGTATCTTCAACAACTGATTTAATACCTGTGTTAATTGTTACAATGTTAGGGTTAGTTCCATCATCTGCCGCTGAAAAAATTATAGCATCGCTTTTATCTGTTGCAGAGAAAGTGAAGGAATCACCTGATCCAGACACATATTTAAATTGTACTGTGTATGCACCTGATGTTGAGTTTCTTAAAAAGTAAAAAGTTTGTACATCTAAAGGAATTGTAACAATTTGGTTTCCTGTAATTGTACCTGTGAACTCAATCATTCTGTGAGATAATACAGCTCCAGTTGATCCATCAGATACTGATAAAGTTGTAGTCTGTGCACCACCTGCTATTGATTGTTGTGTAAATCCGCCAGAAATTTGTTCGATAATTTGTAAATTGGTATTAGTTTTCGTTCCCCACGTTCCCGCGTTTTCACCGGTTGCTTGAAGTTCGACCCCTAAAGGTGTGTATGTTGAAGCCATTTTTTATCTCCTAATTTTGCTTACGCAACATCTGTATAGCTAGTATTTGAACCTGTGTCAATACTTTGATACGCTTGAATTCCAAAGCCTGATGAAGTTCCAAAAGCAGCTACATTTGACGTTGCTGATTGTCCAGTTAACGTTAAATCTAAACTTGTGTCAACTGATAATGTACCTATACTAAACGTTGCAGACAATCCAGTCAAGCCCATAATATCAGCAGGTGCTAAAGAACCTGTGCTGGAAGTCATTGATATTCCAGTTGGTATTACTATAGGATTTGAGTTTTCGTCTGTTCCACCTAAAGAAATAGTCGCAGAAACACCAGTTATATCGTAGGCTGTTTCTATAACTACTGATCCTACAGAAGAAGTTGCAGATTGACCTGTTGGTGATATTACGTCTGCTGCATCAACTGATCCTAAAGAAGAAGTTGCAGAAACTCCTGTTAAACTAAACGTAGCATCAATTTGGAAACTTAAAGTTCCAGTTGAACCTGTTGCAGAAACTCCTGTTGGTCCCATAACACTTGCAACATCATCTAATGTAAATAAGTTCCAAGAATTATTACCCCAACCTTTTGCGCCCCAACTATTATTACCAATACCAGTTTCTAATCCAAAACCTGTTAATTCTGCGTGAGCATCATTTGATTCACCATAAGCTTCTTCGCCCCAACCATCACGTCCCCAACCAGTTTCGTTATATACTTCTGTTAGTGCACCAACACTAGATGTTAATGATAAACCTGTTAATTCTACACCTTGATCGTTTACTGCTCCCCACTCTCCTGTACTCCATGTTCGACCTCCCCATCCTGTTTGAGGAACACCCATATTAGTTCCATCACCAACAGATGAAGTTAAACCAAATCCAATTAAGGTTGCTACAGGGTCATTACTGTCTCCGTATGGTCCATCATTCCAAGTATTTCTACTCCAACCAGTGTTCGCAAAAGATAGTAATCCGTCTGCGTTTAAAGATGCTGTTAATCCAAAGCCAGTTAATTCAACACTATTGTCATTAACTTGACCCCACTCACCATTACTCCAACTAGTTCCACCCCATCCAGTTTGAGGCACACCCATGTTTGTGCCATCTCCTACGGAAGAAGTCGCTGATTGTCCTGTGACTGAAACTGAAACAGTGTCTTGAGCACCCCAAGTGTTTTGATCCCAAGTTAACATACTCCAAGTGTTTGAAGTTGGAGTGTTTGCTTGTCCACCCATTCCAGAGTGATTTGTGCAATAGTAATATAAAGTTGGAGCAGAAGTGGTTACAGTAATTTGTGTGTATGCTCCAGCTTGACCTGGCGTTCCATTTGTAGTTACACCTGTAGTGTAAGGAGCAGATGGATCATTATTTGAATTAGTTGAAAATCTTAATGGATGTGAACTGTTTGATGAATCAGCTTGATCAAATTTATAAGTATAACCTTCAGCTAAATTAACTGTAGCTTGTTGTACGCCATCAATAAAATATTTATTACCAGAGCCGGTAGCGACTACCGTTACTGTGAAAGTTCGAGTAACGGACATCCGTTAACCCTCCTTACGCTATTCTGATGATCGCGTTTGATGCGTCTGCTGTTGGAAACTGAATAGTAAACGTTCCGCTTGTTACAGTCTTGTCAGAACCAAAATCAATAGCACAAACTGCTGGATCACCTGATGCTGAGTCATTGAAAATTAAACATCCTCTTGCTGTGAAAGAAGCAGATGTAAAACTTGTGTCAGCGAAATCACAAACTGCAGTGTCTGTAGATAAAGCGGGAGTTACACTTGTAAGCGCATTTCCTTTTGCAGTGTATCCAGAACCAGAAACTTCTTCTGAAGTTGTGTACGCAGTTGTAGATTTGTTTAACGTAGCAGAACTTGTGTACAATGCTAAATTAAAAGTATTTCCACCTGAAGCAGAAAAGTTGTGAGTGCCTGTTAAAATTTCAGTTTTGAAACTATTACAGATTGCTGATGTTATTGCCATAATTTAACTCCTAATTTTTACGGGTTTGTTGACGGAATTGTTAATCTAACAGTGCCATCTGTGTAGTCATCTCTTCTTCTTCTGCCGATCTGCTCTACACCAAACTTGTCTACCTCTTGTTTATACTTATTTTCATATAGTGTCAACATATCTTGTGGACCTTTTAAAAAAGCGTATGTCTCTGCCAAACAGCAATATAATAGGCCGTTAGGGAAGTTTAGACTGATATAGTTACTCTGATTATCAGACGCTAATGTAGCCGGCATTTTGTTAAAATGAACCCTAAATTTGTATGTAGTGTCGGGCACAGGGGCAAACATTATTCTGCCTGAATTTGTATCTCCGTCTCCTGTAGCGCCTCCAAACATAGCATAATATTTAGGTTGTCCTCTTGCTGAAGACTCTGTCGACGGCACATATTCTTGTAGGTATGTAACATCTTTTTTTTCTAAATATCTGTTAGCGCCTGTTATGGCTGAAGTTGAATCATATACTTGAATACCTCTAATAAATAAACATCCGCCTGGAGCATTAATTGTTTCTTGACCTGTAACTAAATTACCAGATTGTTGTTTTCTATCTGCATCGATAGGAACATCGCGCATAATTCTATATTGTGCATTTAAAATAATATTCTCTAACTGATCAGCAGTTAAAACATTAGAATCTACTTCTGTGTAGTTTCTAATTTGTGTAACTAAAGTGCTATAACTAATTCCTGCCATTATGGTGTTAATGTAACTGGACCTGCGGTCACTGACATTCCTCCTGCTTTTTCCGTTACCGTAGGAGTTGATCCTAATGTAAACGTATAATTATCTGTTCCTGTTACTGTTATACTAAATCCTGAAGAATTTTCAAACGCTGTAAAAGCAACTCCTCCTGGTGATCCATCAACATTTCTAAAAACCACTGTGTCTGAAGTAGATCTTCCGTGGTTAGGTTCTGTCACTGTAATTGTTGTGCTTCCAGACGTAATATTAAAAGGATCTCCTGGTAACATATTTGATGTTGCTGGTTCTGTTCTATCAGGTTTTGCCATCGGTAAACCTTGAGGATCAGCACCATGTGGTTTTGGCTGTAATTGTGGCTGTTTTGGTTCAAATTCAGAAGTATGAACTCTTGCACCATTCCATTCTTTAACCATTTCTTTATATGGAAAAGCCATACCAGATCTGTCTGATATAAATTGTGCGTGTTTACCTTTTGAAAAATTAGACATTTGGATAATAAGTTTTAGGGGTTATAAATGAACTTGAAGAAGAACCATCTTCAGCTAATGCTCTTTGTAATTCATCTTCATATAATAGTTTCATGTTTTGAGTTAATTCTGGTTTAAATTTTTGTGATAAATAATATGCTAAACCTGATGCCATACAAGGTACAAATCTATACGGAACATCTGTTGCGTTAGTGTAATCACCAACATCTTGTATTCTTTTTACATAATAGTAGTTAATAAAATTACCAGCTTCTGATGAACCTGGTGTTAAGTATAAAGTAATTGTAACTTTATCTATAAATCTTTGTACAAAATATTGTGATGGTTGACCTGTTGATGTTTTATTTGATAAAGCTTGATATGTAGATCTATTTATTTTTGTAAGAGGTGAATCAACACTTGAAGAGTTTCTGTAAACAGCTTCTAATACATCGTCAACACCATACACAGCTGTAGTGCTAGAAGTGCCATCACCTGTTGATCTAAACATTGTGTATTCTGCTTGACCACTAACTAATGTAATTGAGTTGTTTGCTACTTCCCAATAGTGAAGTCCTCTATTACCCCACTCTTGAAACATGATATTGAGAGATCTTCTAGCAGCACGTAACTGATTACCAGATACGCCTTGCATACCTATTCTCTCATATGCCTCTTCGATTATCTCGTCGATAGCAAATGTTTTATCGAATGTTGTTGTACCCGAAGTAGTATTAGCCATTTAAACTCCTTATGCAGTTAAATTAGGGCCAGAATACTTGTCAGTTAACAATGTGTAAGCAGCAACATTTGTTTTAGTTTTACAAAAAATTCCTTTTGGAAATAATATTCCGTCTTCAGGGAATGAAAAGTTAATTACATCTCCTGTAGGAACGTCTCCAACAAACAATGTAGTTCCTGAATTTGAAGTTGTTGTAAGTTCTAAAACACCAGCTCCACCACCATCAGAGGCTATAATTAAACCTCTTAATCGGATTGGTTGAGCCACGATTGCAGTAGCTCCAGCTGCTGCATCTGATCTTGTTGCTTGTATATCACCTTTACTTGCCATTTTTTATCTCCTTATTGGTCTCGGTGGGTATCGAGATCAAAAAGTCTCGAAGTTTCCCACCAAGATAATTAACTATTACGCTATTGTTGCACCAACTGTTGAAGTTGCAACCCAGCCAACAGTACTATTCCAAACTAAAGTAGCTGACTCTCCTACTGCGTCAAACGTAATTGTAGTTCCGTTTGCGAAAGTAGTTGGAGTTAAAGTTCCATCTCCACCGTCAACAATCATGTTAATGATTTTAATTTGTCCTGAAGTTGAACCATCCGCTAAAGTTAATGCATCAGCTCCAGTCGTAGTTACTTCAGTGATCAAGTTAGTTAGATCAACTGCACCTGCTCCTGATAAAGACTGAACACCACCTCTAATACCTTTGTCATAAGCTGCATTAGATGTGATAGCACCAGTTGTTGCGTTTTTTGTTATTTGTTCAAAACCGTTTTCCGATCGGACCGGTCCTGAAAATGTTGTATTTGCCATAATTATATCCTCCTAGTTTTCCGAACACAGTCTCTAGGCCGTCGACTATACGCGTCTGTGCTCTAATTAATTGTATAGTAATGATTTTATAACTTAGTTTTGTATGAAGTGCAAGAGATCCTGTAGTGAAGTTACGTTTTCAACGATGTAGCTTTTGTTTACGTAGCTACTGAAACGCTAGGTGCAGCATCTTCGATCTTATTAGTTAGATTAGCTAATCTAGCCTCTTCCAACTTAATCTGATTAACAACTTCTCTTATTTTGTTGTCAATCCGGACCATATCCAGAGTATATCTCTGGTTATCCCGTTGCTCCACCGCCCATTGTGTCTCGAGACCTCTCTTCGTTTTGTATAGGTCTCTGATGTGCGTTTGCATCTATAACCTCCTCATAGGTTACCCATATTTTGGACTTACTAATAAATCCATCTTTCTCCCATTTTATATCATTTTTTCCTAGTTTGTCAACTAGTGCATCTTCAAAGGCTTTACTATTATCCTCAGACTCCACATTGAAGTCTGCATAGTAGCCATATGCTCTGATTTGTACACGGAAGTTTTTCATGGTTTGCCTGTCTTTCTTATCATAAAAAAAGGGGGCTATAAAGCCCCCTTTTAATTTAATTATCTAGTGATTACGCACCTGGTGAACCAAAGATACCTCTAGGGTCTGAGAATCCGAATGAATATCTCTCTCTAGCTTTGTATCTAACATTACCAGTATCGAAGTCACCTTCCATAGCTGTTTTGATAGGCGATCTAACGAACATTTTTAATCCGTTAGGTACATCTGTCTTGATAAAGAACGCATCAGTGTCAGTTAAGTAGTTATTTACTACATAACCTTGTGGGATCATTCCCATAGATACTACTGCGTTAATATCGTTGTCAGCTGTAGCCGTTCTACCTTGAGATTTCATCAATCTCTCAGCAGTAAATTGAAGCTCAGAAGGAATAATCATTTTTACTCCTCTTGCTGCAATTTTTAGACCTCTCTCATCAGTCATCGCTGCGATGTCGATTAACGATTGTTCTAAAGAAGTCTCGTTAAGATCTGCAGATGTTGATAACTCATTTTTGAAAGTTCCAGCTATCGTTGGGTGGTCATCAGCACATAGTGCTTTACCATCACCACCAGTAAATGAAGCGCTGAATGCATTGTTTAATACATTCGCAGCTTTCACTTGTTTAGTGTTTGCCATCGATCTCGCTAAAGCTTTTGTGTATCTAGAAGCAAGTCTATCGTAAAGATTGTCTTCGATAGCTTCTTCCGTGATAGCAAATGCTAAAGCAATTGTTTCGTGCGAATATCTAGCTGTGAAAGTTTCTTGAGCGTTGTCGAACACTACACCAGAACCTTCTGGTTTAACTTCTGCGTTCGCGAACCCAGATAACATCACTTCTTCTTCAAAAGCTCTGTCACTGTTTTCAGTGTCAAAAATTTCAGCATGCTGATTTTCGTATCTTTTATATTCCAAGCCGAATAGTGCATTCAAACCTGGCTCTAGTTCTTTAACTAGTTGTCCTCTACTTATTGCCATAATTTTATCCTCCTATTACGTGCCTGTTGTAACTTTAAGTTCATGTTCTGCAATGACCACAACCAAATTGACGTTAGCCGAAGTTACGTCATTGTTGTCTGGATCTTTACTGAATCCCATGATCTTAAGTTGTTGAGCTGTAGTATTTAAACCGCCGTCGTTAAATTCGACTTTGGAGATGAAGTTAGGTGATGACCCAGCTGTGTAAGCTAAATCAGCAGTCTTTCCTACATCCGTTACAGCAGAAGCTCCTGCGTTATTAGATTGTATTTCGAACCTTTCATAAGGGTCGTCTACTACGAATCCAACAATGTCAGTCGCTGTGTTTGAAGCCTTCAAATGGTTTGCATATGTAGGCTTGGAAGTTGATGCATCTGTAAAGAAAACACCAGTAAGAGCGCCTCTTAAATCACCGCCAGCACCTGCTACTACTAAGTAGCCGCCTGAAGTTTTTACTGGATCGTTTTGATAGATCGCAGTTGAACTTGCAGCAATTGAGTACTCACTCAAACCTTGGTTATCTCTATTCTGACCAACTTTTCCGATTGCTCTCAATCCGAAAGCAGCGTCTTTGTTTGCCATAGTTTTTCTCCTTTTGCAAAACTACATAATAGTTTTGCGGTTAACATTAATGTGTTTTTGATATCACAAAGAAATTATTTCTTCGTACCACCAAAAGTTACACGAGTCTGCCTATCAGCGTTGATCGGCATACTTGAATGTTGTTCCTTCATAAGATCGTTGTTTACTGCATCGTCTCGATCCTTAGTTTGCTGTGCAAAAAAAGCTTCTCGAGATTTGGCAATCTCTTCCGGTATCCTAGCCAACACTAGGCCACCAACTCCTATGACTCCTGCGTATTTACCGTCTTTCATTGAGGGATAATCGAAGTCCGGATATTCGTCAGATCTAACTAACTCCCATCCAGATCTCATTTTACCTGACATGTTTTTGGTATCGTCGAAACCTAAAACTTCAGTTCTTATCCATCTATGCCTAAAGCCGTCTGGCGCAGGTGGTGCATCAAGTGATGATGGTGGAGTCCAAGTCGTAGGTCTTTTAGTTTGTTCTCTCGACTGACTCGCACGCGGGGTTTTTATTTTATCGTTTTCCATATGCTATACCTCCTTCGTGATTTTTAATTGTTTTGCATAATCTTCTAATGGCACTCCTAATTTTTTAGCGATAGCAACTTGAGAAGGGGTGAGTCTCACAGTTTTGCGACCAGATTTGTTCACACTTCGCTTCGCTGAAGCTACTATTTGTGTCGGTTTGGCCGTATTGTTTTGAACCTTATCATCAGTTGTATCAAATTTATTTGGAAATTCAAGTCTTATTCTCTTGTCTATTTCCGCATAATATTCGTCAGTCTGAGGATCAAAGCCCTCTTCGTCCACTAGTTTTTTGTGTAAGTCAAATGCAGTGTATGTCATAGCTGTATCTGTACCAAACCATTTATTTCTAGCTCCCCATGCTTCCGCTTTTGGATCAGGTGCAGCTGTTTGTTGAGGAGATACTTTAGGTATTTCCTCTGATTTTGGTTCAGCTTTAGCCATATCTTCATATGCTGCTTTTGCTTCGTTTAGTCTTGCTTCTTCATATCCAAGTCTAGCAATCTCTTTATTAGCTTCAACTTCAGCTGCAAGATCTCCTGCTTCTTTTGCTGCTGCTAACTTAGCCGCTGCTGCTTGTAGACCAGATGTAATTCTTTGTTCTCTGTCTTTAACACCAGCTTGTTCAACTTTAGAGTATTTCTTTTGAAGTTTTTCTTTTTGCTCTTTTTGATTTTTAGCAAAAGATAAAGCTTCATCTTTTTGTCTCTCTGCTTCTCTCCATTTTTTTGTGAGTTTAGCTATTCTTCGTTGAACGTCTTTTGAATACGTCTCTAATTCTTCTTTCTTCTGTTCAGGTTTTTGTTCCTGTTTAGCTTCTGGCTGCTCGTCGCTGCCTTCTGCTTTCTCTTCTCTAGGTTCTTCAGCTTGTGGCGTGGAACTAGAGTCTTCCTTAGTTTCTACTTCTGCCTCTGGTTTTTCTTCAGGTAACTCAACGTCAGCTCCTGGACCAGAAGTATCTATATCAACCATAGGTTCTTGTTTTTTGTTTTCTTCTTCTTGCATAGTCTCCTCCTATGTTAAATGTAATGCAACACAGATTCTGGATTTTTAATTGTACCCAAAACCTCGTCGTCGTTAAGAAGACGGACTTCTCCACCTTCTATTGGTAATCGTGATCCTGCGTATCTTGCAAAGATCACCCAATCTCCTTGTTTACACCAAGGGCCAGTTGGAAATTTTTCTTTATCTCCATATGCCATTGGTCCCATCTTTACTACATAACCACAATTCGTAGCGATTCGTGCTTTGTCTAAAGATTCTTGTGCAATAATAATACCACCTTTAGTTTTTTCTT